TTACGCTTTTAGTTTATTTATACTCCCCTATCAGAGGGAGTGTGAGCCTATTTTTATACCGCCGACTCAAAGAAAGAAAGAAAGAAAAACCAGAAAACAGGGGGAAAACCATTAGATTTGATATGAGACTCCAAAAAGAGCCGCCAAACTGCGCCTTTAAGGCTTCAGCAGTAAGGGTTTCATAACAAAAATCGCCACACCTACGATGGGTGTGAACTGATGTCCTGGTTAATGGCAAATTAAAAGAAAAAGGCGGTTTTATTTCCCATATTAAAAATCCCGGGATGACTCGAAGAAACGAGTCAGAGTGTGTACGACATTAGGATCGCGGAGCTTACGCTCGACTGCGGATCGCAAATTCACTGAAGGTACCGAAAGAGAGAGGCAATCTACTCCAGCAAAATCTGGCTTGACGAAGTTTTCACCCAAAATAGGGAGACTTTCAGTACAAGAAAAAGTCAGATTGTTGAAGTATAATTCAATAGCCTCCTGTTCGGCAACAGAAATATTATAATGAATAGCGAACCAAGAACGAGAATGCTCAGTGATGATTGTGTGGTTGTTAAAACGGTTTTTGCCTTCCCAAGCTAAACGCTCTTGCTTTTCAGCAAACTTGGGATCAACAGCGCCATTTCGAACCATGGATTGATACCATGCTCCAAAAATTGGAACGCCACGTGACCATTCTAATCCACACATACCAACCGACCATAAATGTTTACGCACATCAGATACAGATTTCAAATTGGTGGTGGTCCAACTGTCCATCTGCATAGCTCTCTCAGGTTGTCGAATACAAACGAATTCTGTATCACTAACAGGCATAAAGCGGGCAGAAACGAAATCAGCACATTCTGGTTCGTAAAAGAAACCTTCGCGCATTACTTGTCCAAGACCATGAGCACCTTCTTTTTCTACTGTGTAGAATTGACGACGATGTGCTTCAAAGACTTTGATATGACGTTTTTCCAAGATTAAAATGACGTCATCACCTTTAGCTAGCATCTTCACGAATTTGAGAATGCCGGCGGCGAAACAAATAAACGCGTAGTACAAAACCGTGCGACGTGTGTTTCCTTCCGTAGTATTTGACTTACCACTAGGTTGTGTTCCAGACAAAGTGTATGCATGCCACTTGCCATATCCACGGTGATCTATCCAACTCACATATCTTCTAATCTCACTTTCACAGACTAACGAATCGACTAAATCAACTACGTCAATAAGCGAATTGTAAAATTCGACATCGGCGACTTCTAGAATTTCACGGTGCTGAGTACTATCAAAAGCAGATCCATCCCCGCAGAAAACTACAGGATTAGGAATCGAACTAATTGCTTTAGAGTACCAATTACCTAGTTCACAAAAATTCTTAGAAACGCAATATCCAGGAAGCACTTGTTCCAGTCTATATGATAATGAATAGAAAAATGGTCCAGTTACAATCTTATACCATGTACTAGGACCTGAGACCCATCTAGGGCGTGGAAGTTTCTCAGTGGAATCACAGACCTTCTCATCAGTTTTAGGAAAACCAGAATAAATGATATTCTTGGTAAGATATTCACTTTCACATGCTTCTTTGGATCTCATAATAGCTTTCTTCTTGGAGCCTGGATAATGTACAATCCATTCATCAAAAGAGGCTACTCTAAAATCGATCATGATCTGATCAATCAAAGCAGTGTTGAAAACGCGAGTGAACGAGGAAAACGTGGAGAGAAGTTTGGGTTCAGGGTAAGGTAAGTTTTTCAACTGGCGGCATCTAAGAGCATGACATTCTACTAAAGGGCATTTATGAAATGCTTTTGGTGGTAGAAGGTCAGGAAAAGTCCAATAAATCTGACAAATTCCAGTTTTTGGAGTAGCTTCATCTGAGCAAGTATGAAAAGAAGCACCTTCAGTCTTACAGGTGATCTTAGCTTTAGCGTATTCAGAGAGGGGTTCAGACAATTGGGCAATGTGAGAAGCATCTATACAAGATCTAGGGAGAATGTTCAGCTTGTGTTCCTCATAGGAAACGGTTTTCGGCCACAAAAAGTAAGCCAACATAAAACAAGCAAGAACAACGAAACATAGAGCGGACCATCCACTGTCAATAGAGCCGTCAAATCCTTGAGCACCGAGTATCTGATAGAAAAATATAGCATAATAACTAAAATTCAAAGGGTGACCAGGAATTTGGATGAATTGAAGAAGTAATGGAAGGACGGCCTTCTGTTTATTACGATTAGGTACACCATCAGCGTGGGCGATTTGAGTCATTTGATTCATAAGGTCAGTCATGTCAGTCGTTAACTCGGTAGGATCAACCCACAAAGAACCACGTGAAGCATGAGCTAGAACGACCATATGACAAGAGACTTCATTAGGGTCTAACATAGCGGATCTGACTGGTCTAAATTCAGGTTCATCGACAAACAAAGTCACTAAACCTTCCGTCATAATACGTGCAGAAGATTTGTTACGGTTTGCACGGCGAAGTAAATACAACTTAAACCAGCGAAAAGTAAGGAAATGATAGACACTCGAGACAATCCAATATAATACTCTATAGATTCTGCTTATTGTACTGGAAAAAGCACGCATTACTAGGCAGAAAATACGGTAAATGAAAACGAACGGAAGACCACAAATTTTGAATAAAGCACGCACCAGTATCATGATGGAACCTAAATTCCAAGACAAAACAAGAGCTACTGTTGCTACGACATACGAAAAGCAACATTCAATAAAATGTAGAGGATGTCTAATCGGACCAAACACGCCGTGACGTTTCAAATAAGTCAACCAGAAAGCACAAGTAGAACTAATGATAGCAATGATCGTTACGATCATAAAGAATACTACCAAAGCTATGCAAATGGATGTGACGAATTGAATAAAGGAGGCGGATTCAGGACACAATGTTCGATGACATTCACGTCTTTGGAGAGGAGTTGCAGCTTGAGAACAAATGCGTATGCAATCGTCCAATTTAGTTGCTGAACTAAAACCAAAGAATGAGAACAAGAATAAGAAAGGAAAAGTTCGACGAAACCACGAATCGCGATGGGTACGAATACTAGATCGTTTAGGAGCCATAGGAGCAGCTAGACGACTGGCACCATTACGAATAAACTCTTCTAAAACTTTGTCATCTACAGATTCGCGTGAAGGC